CCCAAGTTACTCGTAGGCGCTGCTGGTGCGAACACATTAATTGTGCTCGACAAAGTAGACTTACTAATGACTTATGGTGCTGCGAACTATGCTGCTGGTGGTGTGGCTGCGGTTCAGTATGACAGTACTGCAAATGGTGCTGGGGTTATTGCCTCAACGACATTGGCTGCTGCTACGTTCCAGGCTGCTGTGAGTACTGGCTTTATGTTTAACACAGGTGTTGTTCCACAAACATTCACCACTTGCGTAAACAAAGGCTTGTACTTGTCTAACATCACAGGTGCGTTTACTACTGGTGACTCCACTTTTGTGGCGCACGTTTGGTACAAGGTAGTTCCAACAGTATAAGGATATAACATGGCGCAGAGCAAAGAAGCGATTGTTTCAAACGCAATTACCCTCTTAGGTCATGCGCCAATCGTAAGTCTTGAGAATGGCGATCAGATGGTAGTCGCCGCTGAACAGGCTTTTGATATGTTATTACCAGGCGTACTTGCTCAGAACAACTGGCGGTTTGCCGCTCAGATTCAGCAATTATCCGAATCAGTCGAAGTGCCACCTAGACCGTGGCACACGATTTACTTATTACCAGCCGGATGGTTAAAGACTATTCGCGTCTATCCCAATATTTATGTTTGGGAAATCTATGAAAATTCCAAAGTATATGCGCAGTTTCAGGGCGAGTTCTGGATGGAATATATATTTCAGCCGGATATCTCAAAACTACCCTATCACTTTGTTCAATATTTTATTTATGAGATTGCAGCCTACTTAGCTTTAAGCAGTGCGCAACGACCAGATTTTTACGCTCCATTGGAAGCCAAGCGAGTACAGGCATATGCCATGTGCGCAGCGGTTGAGGCTCAGAACAGACCTCAGTTCACACAGGCTACGTTCCCAGTCCTTAATAACCGCATGCTTGGCACAATTATTGGAAACCAAGTCGGTTAATAAGGGTATGAGATGGCACACATTCTATGGTCACAGGACGTTTTTACGAAGGGCGAGTTATCGCCATTAATGTATTCACGTGTCACATTACAAGCCTATTACCAAGGTTTGAAGCGTGCTAAGAATGTTATTTGCTTTCCTCAGGGTTCTGCTGGTAAACGATTTGGTACAATCTTCCAGTATCAGTTAGGCTTGCCCTTCAATAACTACCGTCAGATTTATTTCAAAGCATTCCAGTATTTAAACGAGTGCTGCTATCTTTTGATTTGGTATGCTGATTCAGTCGCCATTCTACTTGAGGGTGAAGTTGTAGCAATTGTTACAGGCACACAAATCCTTGCCGATGAAGTATCATTGATTGACCATACGGTGCTTGAGAATCGATTCAGGGTTACTACTGGAATATATCCACCAAAGGATTTAAAGCGTGCGCCTAATTCACCCATAGCTATTACCGCATTCAGTGCGTCAACCCTAACAATAGCAACTCCATTTGCTGTGGGTTTTTTCGTTCCTGCGAGATTTACTGCCGCAGTCATTCCTGTAACAACGCCACAGATTCATCCAAATAGAACCTATTTTATTCGATTCATTACGACTACTACGTTTAGCATTTACTCAACCGCTCAAGATGCGGCTGCTAATCAGAATGCTTACGTTATTGGAAGTGCTGGAACTACAGCGTTTGTGGTGATACAAAACACCTGGACTATAGGGAATGTGGCTTTTAGTAATTATCCTCAGTTTGACTTCTCTGGTGGTTACGATACATCAGCATTTACTCCGGCAGCGGTTACTGGGTATGGGATTATCATCACTCGAACATCAGGCGCATTTAACTTTACATCCAAGTTTGTTGGTGGCGCATTTCGAGGTAATGGTGGTATTGGCCGAATCACAGCCGTTAATGGAACGACTACGGCCACCGTAGATATCATTCAGGCTTTTAATAGCACAGCGGCTATACCAGGAACGCAAGCATTGATAACCCAGCCAGCCTGGTCAGATATTCAGGGATGGCCGCGTAAGTGTTCATCATTCCAGAATAGAGCATTCTTTGCCAATACAGATAGTTTAAGTAATGGTCTTTGGGGTTCTGTAACCAATGACTTTGATGACTTTGATGATTTACAAGATGCTGATGATGATAGTGCTATAAGCTGGTTCCCTACATCAGACACCGTCAACTATATCCAATTTATTGTTCCCTACCGAAGTTTGACGGTTCATACCAACTCAGGCGTGTACTCAACACCACTATCAATTGAGACGGCCATTACTCCTAATAATTTCTCTTTATCTCTACAGGACTCAACCCCTGCTGATAATGTACAGCCTCAAGGAATTGATAATCAAATTATTGTATTGTCCGGCAATGATGCGCATAGTCTTCTTTGGGATGGATTTAATAATGCTTATACGTCCAATATTATTTCAGTGGCCAATGAGCAATTGATAAGGACGCCCATAGATGAAGCTCCGTATACTGATAGAATTCGTGCTGGTTCTCGTTATATGTTTATTGTTAATGACGATGGTACGCTGGCTATATATCAATCACTCATTGGCGAAAACGTCTCAGGATTCACCGAGGCAGAGTTGGAGCAATCCTATGGTAATGCCTACTTTAGGGCAGTTACATCCAACTTTGATGGACGAGCTTGGTTTCTTACCGAGCGTCAAATTACTGCCGCAGCAAGCGCCCAGAATATAACCACGTTTACTGCCACTACATTGACCAATGCGGCCTACCCATTCCTTACAACCTCAGAAACCGCTGTAATATTTGCAGGAACAGCACTACCCCAATCCACCCCTCAGCTTTTACCAAGCACCATTTACTGGGTTGTTGGTGTAACAGGAAATCAGTTTAAAGTATATTTAACCCAGGTTGATGCGCTAGCCGATGAGAATTCTGTGGCATTTACAGGAATTGGAACAAGTGCCACTGTAACGCCTTATCCACTACAGACTTACTTAATGATTGAGCAATTAAGTTTTGATACTGAAATGGATTGCTCAGGGTTTTATCCGACACCTATTGCCAGTGGTGCTACTTCAACTATTACTCCCAATAGTGTTCGATTCGATGCTCAGCGTGTATTAATGCAGGGTGATGGATTTGGATTTGAAACGGTTGGGATTAATGCGACAGTGAATTTTGAGGCACATGGGGTTGCTGTTCCTATTACCGAAGCGCAATATGGATTCCCGATTAATGTAGAGATAACGCCTTTGCCAATCTCGTTATCAATGACTGGAAATCCAAAAAGTTCCAATCTGGTTGATACAAAACACTTGCGCTTCGCTACCTTCCTATTTGCTGATACTATTGGTGGTACGATAACTCAAGATGGTTTGACGTACCCTATTGCTTTAAATAGGCTAAATGACGCAAACCCTGGCGACCCCCCTGTACCACAAACTGCTCCTTTTGAGATTTCAGTGTTTGGTGGCTGGGATGATTTCCGTAAGAGTAGTTTTACTATTAACCATACAGAACCCTTTGGCATGAAGCTAACAGGCATATTCTACAAGGTAGACGCATAAAAGGAGATTAGCGAATGGATCCAATGACAGCCTTTTTACTGTCAATGCAAGCCGCCGGATTAGTATCAAGTATCTTTGGTGCCAAATCTCAACAGAAGTATATTAAGTTAGGACGGCAGCTAGAGCAAGAACAGTTCACTACTAATCTTCAAGCCATTAAACTTCAAAGTGCCGAAGCCTCACTTGATGAAATGAAACAACTACGTCAAACAATTGGCTCACAAATTGCCATACAGGCAACCCGCGGTAATCGTGGCGGCTCAAGCTATGCCGGAATCAGTGAAGCCTCACACAATTTTGATAGTGATGAACGTACCCGTAGAATGAACTTGCTTGCCAAAGAATCTGAGTTACGCGCAAATCATGTATTGTCCGGTCTTCATAGTCTTCAAGCTGAAACACAATTAGGGCAAAGCCTTACCAAAGACATTCTTAACTCGCTTCAAACTACATCATTGCTTAAACCCGAATGGTTCCAGTCCAAAGGTGCTGCTACTAAAAAGAATGATTGGATTAATCCTGACCAATTTTCCTGGGGGTACTAATGGCTACTCAACCTTTGCCAACCCTGGATAAACAAGTCAGACTAGATGCGACAGTAGGTAATGTTCCTTATGCGCAATCCTTCGATTCAATGGCATTGACCCCTACAGCCCTTGGAGAGTTCGGAGCGAAACTTGCTATTACAGCCAGTACGACACTCGCTCAGAAGCGTGGCTATGAAGCTGGTAAAGACCCACATGGAAGTCTATTGCCTCCTTTAACGCAAACCGATAAAGCCTATGCTGATGCCTATATTACACAATCTCAAACAACTCTTGGCCTACAAGCCACTAAATTAATGCAGGAAGGCCAGTCTGAACTTGCCAAGGCTTGGAAGTTAACGCCCGATATGATCGCATCATATACCAAGAATATGAGCGAAGGATTAAATGAAATAATTAATAATGCGCCTATGCAAGCGCAGCCTGGACTATCAGCGCAATTTGGCTCATCACTTATGAGTTCGACAGGTCAGCTCAATCAGAAGATGATAGGCCAGCAAAAACAACAAGCCTTACAAAATGCTTCACTGTTTAACAACAGTCAGCTATCAGCAATCTATGAAGCTGCTCGTGGAGGTAATTTTCAAGCGGCTGAAAAAATGCAGCAGGATATGGAGAACAGAACCTCCTCTATGTCATCAAGTGGAATGATTACGCCACTTCAAGCTGAATCTACCAAAAAGTCAGCACGCATGAGCTTCTACACAGGACTCTATACAGGCGAGGCAGTCAAAGCATTTAACAACAAACAATCCGACCAATTCCTGGCAGACCTTCTGCAAAAGAAACCTGATGGGATGAACACGCTTGAATGGGAAAGCATTGCTAAAAATGTGATGGGCGAAGTACAACTTCAAGAATCATTTCAGCAACGAAACGAGACAAGTCTTTATTCAGAAGCCAACAGACTATTGAACGAAGGAACTTTGACCCCTGACTTCATTGCCCAATTAGAATCAGAGTCTACGAGCAAGCCACGATTCAATAACTTCATGGCGCAAGTATCAGCATATCAACGCAAGAACTATGCTACAAATCAAAAAGTATCAGCTTTAATGCCGCAATGGAGTGATTCTTATGCCATGGCAGTTGCTAATAACAAAACCAAAAATGTTGCCTTGATTCAGGCTGGTCAGGATGTTCAACAACGTGCGGCTAGTTCTGGCAGAACACTCGATGATTTTGAAGCGCAAACAGAGGCTATGTCTACTGCTGGTGGCCCGATTCAATCCTACACTCAGCAATTAAATGCAGGATTTCTTTCAGGAAATCCCGAGTTAATGATACGTAATCTTAATGCGTATCGTGCCCTTAGAAACTCAAATGCTAAAGTCTTAAGTGGAATCAGCAAAACTGCCGAAGCCATGATGACTAACTTTGAATCACAGATGGAGGACGGAAATGCGCCTGATGTCGCGGCTCAAAAAGCTAATGAGATTGTTCAGCAGAAGACACCGGAACAAATGGAAATCAATACAGCCCTTGTTAAACAATGGGAAGAGAAGACAGTTAATACTCCATCACGTCTCAACTCTTGGGCTAGTCAGTTTGCTGATATTGGAGAAGGTGCTGCTATAAATAACCTTCCATATTTTGCTATTCATGTTAAAAATATATTCAAGTCAAATATGGAATACCTTAATGGTGATGTTGAAGGTGCTACCAAGATGACACGTGAAGGGATTGAAAGAGCATGGGGCGTTACTGAGGTAAATGGAAAGTCTGAGTTTGTTTTTCAACCTGTAGAGCAAACCATTGGTCTTGATGCTGGAGCCAATCCCCTTATTAAGCAAGACCTCTATGAGCAATTAAAAGCCCAGATTAAGCCGATGAATGAAGCTTATGAAGAAGGGATTAAGAATAAAGACAATCGAACTTCATTCAAGTATGAACTGGTAGAACGACCTACCTATGAGCAATTTAGAGAAGCACAGAATGTCATTGCCAAAAAGATGAAAGAGCCACGCGCCTTATCTGGATTTGCAGGCACGCCGTTATCTCCTGGAGTTACCAATATACCAGGAGACAAAGCATTTGATGAGGCCATTAATACTGTGAAGCAGTTTAAAGACGACAAGATTAAAATCAAACGTGTATTTATGGGTGGCCATGAAGAAGAATTTGAGGTAGCCATTGCGGCTAACCCAGGACTTCAACAAGACCCCAATGGAATTATTGGAAGTTACAATGTGTCTATGCGCAAAAACAACGGCCCAAGTTCACCGATGAATGGCTGGTTTGCTGGCCCACTAAGTGAGCCTGTGTACAACCCCAATCAGGCGCAAATAAGAAACCGTTACTTTGAAATGGTAGGATTAAATTCCACAGGGAAAACAGCGCATCAAATTTATCAAGAGTACATTGCTGCCAAGACTTCTCGCAAAGATGCTCAGGTTGATTCCAGTATTAACCGACTTGGCAGGAGTTTCCGATAATGTCTATTAATCCAGAGTTCAAACCCATTGAGGATTTTTACACCAATGAACAAAAACCAATTGCCTCTGACCATTTACCAATGGAAGCGTACCGTGATGACCCAGGCTCGTTGCTTATGCCAACGAGTGCGCCAGTTATTCCGTTCAAAGAACCAAAAAAGAAACACGGATTCTTCGAAACATTAGGCCACGCCTTTAGTCAGTATAATGAATTTGCCCAGGCTGGACGATTCGTTGCCAGAGAAGCTGAATTTATTCATCCATCACAAGATGAAACGCCAGACGACTTTAATTCAATGGATTATAAGTACCTGAAAGACTACCCACCAAATTACTGGGATTTTATAGGTGAAGGCCAAAGCCCCAATGATATTGCCGCACGCCAACAGTATGTCCTTAAAAAAATGACTGAGGATGAGGAATATAATAATGGGTCTTTCGCAGCAACACTTCTTGGTGGATTTGGCGGAGCAATTTTAAGCCCATCCTCATTTATCCCTTTTGCTAGTGGCGTTAAGTACGCAAGCATCGCCGAGAACGTTATCAAGGGAACATTAAAAGCTGCTCCATCAATTGCCTTACAAACTGTAGCCCATGAAGGATTTATGCAAGCTACGGAAGCCGGAGGAAATTTACATGACTTCGCTGTTAATTCATTACGTGACGCGGCTTATGGCGCTGCTTTCATTGCTGGCGGTGCTGGGCTTGGTGCGTCATTCCGAGGAGGAAAACTCTGGAACGTCCGAAAGATGGCAAACTACATGGGCGAAGGAATCGATGTCAATCCAGTACTTGACGAGGCAACAGGCGGAATTACAGGGTATAAGGCACAAGCCTCTCCTGGTTATAGCTTAAGTGCTGCCAAGGTTGACCAGGCCCAAACATTTGTTGATTCAGCTATGTCTCAAGGATTTCTCTTTGGAATCCCAGGTGTTCAGAAACTAGCAGGAAATTCTATTTTGGGAAGCCCCATTGTCAAGGGGTTGTCGAGTCGCTTTGAAACGGTTCGAGGGTATACGGACTTTCTGGCTTCCCATTCGATTATTACCAAAGGCGTCCTGGAAGGTAAGGCTCGACCGGATACTGCCGAGGATATTATGTCGGCAATCAATGCTGGCTCAGTAGATTTTAATATGCGCTTTCGTGGTCACTTCATGGAAGAGAATGGAATTGAAGGCGGATATAATGTTCGTAATGCTACAAAGGCTTTAAAACAACGCGCATTAAAAGGCCAAAGAACCACGTGGGAAGACTTTAACTATCAAGTAGTGGACGCCACTATAACTCAGGAGTTTAATTACTCCAAGAGCATTAATGCGGCCTCTAAGGAATACACTAAATACACGGATTCAATTTATGAAGAGATTCAGAAAGTCAGAGGATTTGATCCCCAGATACTTAGTCCGATTAATGCTCGCGGTTATTTTACTCAGAATATGGATAATATGGCATTGGTTAAATATAAACCGAAGTTTCTTGAAGTGGTATCTAGTGAGTTTAAACGTCAAGACCAAGTTCTTGAAGAGATTACAAGACCTCTTGAACAAGCCAAAAGTTTCCTAAAACAACTCGAAGAGCATAAGTTATCAGGAGAAGCATTTGACCGCTCAACAGCTAATGAGATACGGGATGCAAGAACTCGCGTACAAGAGGCACAGAGAGAAATTGAACGTAGAGCACGAGACGATGAAGATGTGGCACTTCTCCTTGAAGACCGAAATTTTGTCACAATGGCCGATGCCGAAAAAATCAGGGAACTCCATGCCCCAATAGAAGATGTAAAGACCAAGGCTAAAGTTCAGAAGAAAACTATCTCCAAACTTAAATCTCAATATTCATCAGCAAAATCTTCAGCCAAGACAAATGTTACCAAGGATGCGACCAGGCGAAATCTTGAGAAGATGAAAAAACTTGAGAAAGAAATAAAGGCAGCAGAAGACCAATTATCAACTTTTGAACTTGAGATTGGTAACTTAACTGATGAGTTACATCAACGCGCTCATCGTGGCGAGATTGATAAGCGTCTCTTTGTTAAAGACCAGAATGTCATTAACTTTAGAAACCCTGATGAGTGGGCTACATTCAGAAAGCCTTTTACCAATGACCAGGCTAGAATTGATGCGGCTGAGGCACAGCGCAATCTCTATTTGAATAACACCACTGAACAGATTCAGCAATCCATTCTTGGCTCAATGATGCCTAGCCTGTTTGCTAACCCTCTTAATCGAAGAACCTTTTTAATCCCTGCCAAGGTTCTTAATGATGCCCGATTTATTGCCTCTGATGTGCCACGGGCAGCGGCATCATACGCCAAGGCACTTGGTCGCCATATAGCTTTAGGCAAGGTATTCAAAGACATCAACATGAAAGAAGGTGAACATGGCCCAACTGGAATGGCACGTATCTTAGGTGAAGAGCGCACAAAGCTTGAGCGACAGATTGATAGCGATACAAAACTTACTGATGCTCAGAAAGAAAAAGAACGCGTTAGACTCGATAAAGACTTTCGTGAGGCCGTTCAATTCATGAAGAATATGACAGATGCGTTTATGGGCAGAACCAATGCCAATGCGTCAACCTTGCGTGTAACGCGTGCCATTAAAAACTTTGCAGCTTCTACTAAACTTGGTGGAGTTCCAATATCTCAGGTCACAGACATTGGCGCAATCATCCTTAAACATGGCGTATGGCCTTATATGCGTGATGGATTAAAGCCATTCATTCAGACCTTAAATGGTTATCTGGATGGGGATTTATCCGAAGCAATGAAACGAAACTCTGCTGATGCGCATCTTAGTTTACAACACTTGGATAATGGCTATTCAGCAAAGTACTATGATAATGGTTCCGTTGGGGATGTGCCGATTGCGACACATCTTGAGAGTGCCCTTGAGAAGGTTGGGCATTTGTCTGGTAACTTTTTCGGAACCAACTTTATTGAAAATGCTAATCAACGAATCGTTGCTGGAATTATGCAATCTAAAATCATGCGACACATGTATGAGTTCCGAAATGGAACATTATCAAAAAATGATGAGATTGCGCTATTGCAATACGGACTTGACCCCAAAGAATGGTCAGAGAAGTTTATTAATGCCTTTGAAGATTCTACGGGCTGGAAGGAAGCAACAGGCGCATATCAATCGAAATACTGGGAATGGAAAGATGATGCCGCAGTCTCACGTATGGCCATGACTATTCGTAGAGGCGTGTATGACACCATTATTCAAAGAGGATTATTCACATCACCTTTTTGGACAAACAACCCACTTCTTGGCATGATATTTATGTTTCATGGGTGGGGATTCTCGGCATTTAACCGTTATACTATTCCCATGATGCAAAGACCTGATGCCACTAAGTTGCAAGGCATTATCTTTATGCTTGGTCTTGGTGCTATGACAGACCCATTACGAAATCTTGCCAATGGCAAGAAGGCTGACACAGAAGACGATCAAACATGGTTTGGTAAAGCATTTGAGACAGTGAGTAACAGTGGCATTCTAGGCCATACTCCAGACATGCTTCAAACCTTCAATAAACTTGTTGATGGGCATTTACTTCCCGTCACCACAACAAGATATCAAGGCTGGAACAAGTTTAGTGTTCTCGGCCCTGCTGCGGGTATTGCTGATGATTTAGCCGCATTAATTAAGGCTGGACTCACAGGAAAGATTACAAAACCAGACATTAAAAAAGGCGCAAGGCTTGTGCCATTATCTGGAATGCTTGGACTTAGACCACTAATAAACCATTGGATTGATGGTTTGGATTTACCAGAAAAACATTCAGAGGCTAGAGGCTGGGGTGAATAAACGGAGTTAACAGGGTACACACGGAGAATACTATGACCCAGGTAATTATTCAGGATGAAACACCACGCACCCAGCTTATAGCAGCGGCTGGGCAAACTGTATTTAATACATTATGGACTGCTGATGCGGCATCTGATATTGATGTCTATGCCCGTGCTGATGGGGTTGAGGCAGATGACGTTACCCAGATTGTCAGCCCATCACTCTACAATGTTACTTTTATTGGAGTCAGCCAAACTGTACGCGTCACATTTCTTTCAGGACGTACACTTGATGACATCATAACCATCGTTCGTAATACACCAGCAGAGCGATTAAATCTATACATAAATACCAACTTTACGCCAAGTATGTTGAATCAGGACTTTGGATTGTTGACTCTTATCGACCAACAAAACCAAATGTATGACACCGTAGTCAATCCTGGATACAACGTTTCAGCTACGATTGACCCTATTATTGACAGAGTATTACCAATACTTGAAGCCAATCAGATTTGGGCAATGAACCCAACACGCACTGAAATCATTGCTTATGATGTTCCATCAGGCGGTGGCCTTGCCCCGTCAAATGCAGAGTACTTAATTCGTGTGGCTCATGTGGGCTTACCAAACGCTCAAGTCATGGGTTCACTGGCATCCGGCTTTGTAGTGAACACAGCAAGTACGGGCGTTCAATTATCCAGAGTATTGACAGCCGTTGCAAATCAAACCGCGATTACCAATGGCACAGGGATTGCCGGAAACCCAACAATAGGATTAGCTGACAATGCAATTATTCCAGGCACCGAAGGTATGGGTGTCCCCATTGGAACAACAGCACAACGCCCTGTATCACCAATCATTACTGATTTTCGCTTTAACACTGACCTGGAGTTTCTTGAATATTGGGATGGTGGCGCTTGGGTTCAAATCAGTGAATCAGATGGTGTTACCTTTGCTACGGGTACTGAGAATCAAGTACTTGTTAATGGAACATTTGGTATACCCACTGAGGGCGCGATTACCTTAACCACTCCACAAGACATTGCTCCTGCAAGCTCACCAACATTTGCTAATGTTCAATTTGGAATATTAGGCCAAATACGTGGGGCTAATGGCTTACCCGTAATGAATGTTCTATCCTTGGCAAGCGCTGTTAATTGGATATCAATGAATAACCAAATCACAGGGGTTAATCCTGGGTTTGTAGCCATTGGTGCCGATATAAATGTAGGGATAGGATTTGTTACTCAGGCCGCTGGTTTCTACACATTTGCTACAACTGCTAGTTCAGCAGTTCAATTCCAAACTGGAACCAGTTACCAACATATATCTAATTTAATCTTCCCAAACACTGCGGCTACTAGAAACGTAACCTTCCAGGATGCCAGTGGAACATTGGCCTATTTATCTGATATCCCTGCCGGAACACCTTCAGCATTAACTAAATCTGATGATACAAACGTTACCCTCACATTGGGCGGAAGTCCTTCTGTAGCTTTACTTGCTGCTACATCTTTATCCTTGGGATGGACTGGTCAATTAAGTTTGGCTCGCGGGGGAACAAACGCAAGTTTGGCAGCCTCAAATGGCGGCATTGTTTATAGCACTACTACAGGTCTTGCTATTTTATCTGGAAGTGCCACGGCTGGACAGATGCTTCAATCTGGTGCTGGGGCTGCCCCTGCATGGTCAACTGCGACATTCCCAACTACCGCGACATCTACGGGAACTATACTCAGAGCTAATGGCACTAACTGGGTGGCATCAACTTCAACCTTTGCTGATACTTACGCGGCAAGCACTATCCTCTATGCGTCCTCATCCAATATTGTGGCAGGACTGGCAACTGCCAATAGTTCAGTATTGATAACCAACTCGACTGGTGTTCCTTCCATGTCTGGCGCATTGGCAAATGGACAGTTAATCATTGGCTCTACTGGCGCAACTCCTGTTGTAGCAAACCTCACGGCTGGCTCTGGTATCTCCATATCAAATACGGCTGGAGGTATAACCATATCAGGCACAGGAAGCGGCACAGGGTTTACCGAAGTTACAGGAACCACTCAGGCTATGGTTCCTGATGCTGGTTATGTGACCAACAATGCTGGAGTTGTTACCTTGACTCTTCCCGTAACAGCCGCTTTTGGTACAGCAATTACCGTTGTAGGTAAAGGCGCTGGTGGCTGGAAGATTGCGCAAAATGCCAGTCAATTAATTCATGTAGGCTCTGCTGTAACCACAACAGGTGTAGGTGGAAGTCTTGCATCTACGAATCAGTACGATTCAATAGACTTGGTATGTGTCACTGCAAATACAGTATGGGTTGCCTGGGGTGCTCCTCAGTCATCAGGACTAACAGTCGTTTAAGGATTAAACATGGCTACTATAAATGCTGTAAATGCGACACTACTTGGGCAGACCGGAACCGGAACGTTCGTTGGCTCCATCAGTCCAACCATAGTCACACCTAGAATTGGACAGATTAATGACATCAATGGAAACCAAGCGTGGATTTTATCGCCAACTCCTTCTGCCGTTAATGGGTTCACATTAACCAGTGCTGCCACAACTGGAGCACCTTCAATATTTTCTTCGGGTACTGATACAAATATTAATGCTATTTATGGAGCCAAAGGAACAGGTGCTGTATTTTTGTATGGTGCTCTGGGTGGAACTGACTCAGTTGTATTAATAAATGGAACAACTTATCAGCATGCTACATTCTTAAGATTTTCAAACACCGCCGCTAACAGGGTTGTAACATTTCCTGATGCTGATGGAACTCTGGCATTAATTACTGACGGAACATTTACTCCAGTACTGGCATTTGGTGGAGCAAGTGTTGGAATTACCTACTCAAATCAGACTGGTTATTACTCAATTACAGGAAATACATTAACTTTTAAAATGCAGGTTCAATTAACCAATAAAGGTTCCTCTGTTGGTTCGGCTACTATTACAGGACTTCCAGTAGCATCAAGGGTTGGTTCTTCATTCTCATGCTTTTCTGTTGTTCCTGGATTCACATACGTTGGAACCCCTGTAGTCTATATGGGTGCTGGAAGTGCTACTCTTGGGTTGCAAGCTTACACTGTTGCCGGAGCTGCCGCTGACATAACCAATACCAGCATGACCAATACGTCATTGGTAATTATTTCAGGAAGCTATTTGATTAATTAATTTGGTACTTCAATTTGGTAGCAAATTGATTTATGATGTTGATGGGGATGAACCCCATTGCATAAACTTAAAAGGAGTTAACAGTGACTAAAGATGAACTACAAAGCCGAATCGCAGCAATTAACAATGAGATGATCCAAACCAAAGCAAACTATGCGAAACTGGAAGGACATCTTGGTGAAGCACAACACTGGCTTACTGAGGTTATAGACAAAGAAAACAAGGAGAGTGCAGATGGCCAAACTAACGAGCAAGCAGAGGAATGCGCGGCCAGCGAAGGACTTTGCGGAGCCGAAGGAGCGGAAGTACCCTGTGAATGACTTTTGTTATTAACATGATATAATGGTCGCTTTTAAGTAGTGACCATGAAGTCAAATTATGAGAAAGTAAAAGAATGGCGCAAAAACAATCCCGATAAAGTAAAGTCTCAGCATGAAAGATATGCCAAGAAAAATCCTGAAAAGTTAAGAGAGAAAGCCATGAATTACAAGATGGCTAATCTTGAAAAGGTTCGAGAACAAAATAAGATTAATGCTCGAAAGCGTAGACAACAAGACCCTGAAGGCCAGCGAATTCGCTATGAAAGATGGCGAATAAAGAAAGAAGCGGATTTGTGGGATATTGCTGGAAGACCAAGAGCCGAGCAATGTGAATTATGTCTTGAATCTGTAATGACTGTATTTGATCATTGTCATGATGGCGGACATTTTAGAGGATGGATATGCGATAGATGTAATCGTGTACTCGGTAGTGTTAAGGATAACACTGCATTGCTTAAAGCAATGATTAAATATTTGGAGGATGACCGTGGCAAAATTAACATCAAAGCAGAGAAGTAATCTTCCTGATTCTGCATTTGCATTATCAAAAGAAAGAAAATATCCTGTTGAAAATAAGAGTCATGCTGCTAATGCGAAAGCACGAGCACAGCAACAATTTGATAAAGGTAATATATCTAAGTCCACTTTGAGCAAGATTGATGCCAAAGCAAACAAGAAATTAAAATAGCATGGAGCAAGAAAATGAAAGGACGCACGCCAAAAGACCCCGTTAAGAAGTCAAAGACTTTAGTTAAAGATAGAGTTCAGTACGAACCCAATTACGATGCCAAAAGACAAACTGGCATGGAATCTGCAACTACGAAAGTTGGTAGAAAAACTACGCCAAAGCGTTAACTTATAACTGGTGTCTTTGGGTTTTTCCGTCTTCCTTTTCCCACTGACGCCAGTCCTATTAGGGAAAGCCTATGCGTTTTATGACATGGATTTTGTCATTGTTATTTCTATGCTCGTGCTCTGTTAATCATAAGATTAAAATTAAACAGCAGCCGTGCCTTTACCCACACCAAGGATATGACTTTACCCTATGCCGCGATTTTACATACTTTGTTGACGGAAATAAATACATAGTTCCTGCAAGATTCACAACTGACCTTGCGTCAATTCCCAAGATACTCTGGTCTGTCTACTCACCAAACAAAGCAAACACCATAGCTGCTGCTGTGATTCACGACTACTTATACTTCTGCCCTCAAGAAATGACGCGAAGGGAAGCCGACAGTATTTTTTATGACGCGCTTATTTTTAATGGTGTTCATACAAGTTCAGCATTCAAGTACTGGTTAGCTGTAAGGACATTCGGATATACGCATTTCAACAATGGCGCTTACTGCTCTATGACCATATCCAGAATCAGAAATGACTTTGGTATTACCAGAACCCTTGGAGTAGGATAATGAGTGTTGTTATTGAATTGCCATGGCCTCCCACGGCTAACACCTATTGGCGAAGAAATGGAGCACGCTACTTTATCTCTAAGCGCGGTCAGGATTACCGTGAGTATGTAGCTAAGACTTGCTATGACTACCAAGGCATATTCATTGCAGAAGACCGATTGCGATTACGCATAAAAGCATATCCTCCAGATAGACGAAAGCGTGACCTTGATAATCTATTTAAATCAGTTCTGGACTCTATTCAGTCAGCAGGAATCTATGTAGATGACTGCCAGATTGATAAGCTCAGTATAGAGCGTATGCCAGAACATGAAGGAAAGATTGTCGTCTGTGTTGAGAAGATTGAATAGTGTATATCCGAGTTCCCTATGGAATGATTCCTCGGCACTACCAAGTAGACTTCTTAAAAGCTGTAAGGGAAGGTAAGAATGTTTGCTCGGTAATCCATAGAAGGGCTGGCAAAGATGTCATCTCAGTTCAGGCATGGTTATTGCGTGCCTTAACCCGTGTTGGTACGCACGTCTATCTTTTTCCATTGATACAACAGGCTAGAGCAGTAATCTGGAAGGGCATGGACTTTGACGGACGGCCATTTTTGGCGGCAATTCCTGACGCACTGATTGCCAAGAAGAATGAAGCTCGAATGGAAATCGAGTTGATAAACGGGTCAAGGATGGTGTTAGGTGGAAGTAATAACTACAATGGCCTCATGGGTACAAACCCCGTTACCATTATTTACTCTGAGTTTAGCCTACACAATCCTCTCGCTCGCCAGTATCTTAATCCCATCCTGGTTCAGAACCGTGGCATTGAAATCTTTCAGTTCACGCCAAGAGGGAAAAACCACGGATGGGAAGTACTAGATACCGTAAGAGATAATGACAGGTATTTCGTCCAGCACTTAACTTGCGAGGAAACCTTCCTTGATGAAGGCCGAGAAAATAGAGTCATCCCTGCGCACTTCATTGAGGAAGCCAAGCGCATGGGAATGTCTGAGGAGCATATCAGGCAGGAGTTCTATTGTGATTTTGATGTAGGAAACATCGGCGCATATTTCACTCGTGAAATGTCGGATATGGATCAAGAAGGACGCATCACAACACTTAGGCCAAATCCAGCACTACCCCTTCATACGGCTTGGGATTTAGGTGGAACCGATGCCACTGCTTGCTGGATGTTTCAACTTGAAGGCAAATACATTAATCTGCTCCACATTGTTCACGACTCAGGTCAAGGTCTTAAGTGGTACTTGGATAAGGTAGAGAAGATTAGACAATCATTTGGTTGTAGATGGGGTAATCATTTCATGCCTCATGACGTTAAGCAAGCTCATCAAGGATGGGAGCAAGCAGAGTCTCGATTAATGATAGCCCGTCAGCATGGGTGGTTCTTTCAGGTAACACCAAAGGTAAATTTTGAAGATGGCGTTGAAGCCATGCGTTACATATTCCAGAAGTTAAGGATAGATAAACATAACTGTCAGATAGGAATCCGTGCGATACGTGAGTATCAGCGTGAGTATGATGACCTACGCGCTTGCTACAAATCAAAGCCGTTGGACAATTGGGCGACCCACATTGTAGACGCGCTTCGATACCTTGCCGTGAATTACAGACGACTTTACGATACGCCACAGGCTCCAGTAACCTACACAACTTCATTGTAATTATAGGGATATTTAATGAGTGATTATAGAGTAACGGTTAAGGTTCAGAACAACAACATTCTTAAAATGATTGAGTTTCGGGGATTTGCTAGTGCAAGACAATTTTGTATTCAAACAGGATATTCTTATGGAAGCCTAAATAAATTAATCAATCTAAAAGAAGCTCCAATTCAGCAAGACGGAACAATGCGTTCAATTATTTACACACTATCTGAAAAGTTAAACTGCTACCCAGAAGAATTGTTTTCATCCGTTCAGATGGAAACTGCTATTGAAGACAATAAAAGAACCTTTCAGATTGAAGAGGCTGAAATGCGCTTTATGCTTGAATCGCAATCTAACATCAAATCTCTTGAAGAAAATATTACTGAAATAGAAAGACAAAATGCCGTTGTAAATGCCATAGATACTTTAACGCCAAGAGAGAAAAAGATTATCAATATGCGTTTTGGTCTTGATGGAAATAATGGTGAGCAAACTCTTGATGAAGTGGGAAGGGAATTTGGAATTACTAGAACAAGGGTAAGGCAAATAGAAATAAAAGCTCTACGAAAGCTTCGTCATCCTTCACGCGGTGCTTTGCTTAAAGAGTTTTGCTAATCCCTTGAGGGATTGGTGTCAACTGGAGCTTTCCAGCCACGCTGTGAATCCCAGTCTGGCTCAACAATTTCAACTTCTGGTTCCCTAACTTGTGAGGCTACCAAAGCTTCATTCAAAACACCTATCAGTAACTTTAATTGGTCTTGGTCTAAATTGACATGAGGATAAGGACTGTGACCATCCAAATCTATTTCATAACTTATGACACGCTCTGGAGTGGTGTAGGTTAAGCTCATTACACTTCGATATTCTCTGACATTAAATCCAACCGTAATCTCTAAAGCCATACCCCACCCTATTGATAAGTCTGGTTATCATACTAATCAGACTTAGTAAGACCAAGTCCTATCACTAAAAACTGGTGTTGGGTTGCTTAAATATTATGCAAGGATGTCAACT